ATCTGGTCGATAGCTCGGTTAGCTCGACCTGGGGAACCGGTATCGAGGAACAGAACAAGTTCTTCGTAGACCAAACACTCATGCCGTGGATTGTGCGTATCGAGCAATCGGTTAGCACGTTCCTTCTTCCTGGCCTTCAGTACATCCGCTTTAACGTCGATGCTCGACTTCGAGCGAAGACGAAGGACCGTTACGAGTCGTATCAGACGGCTCTCTCTAACGGCTTCCTGAGCGCGGACGAGATCAGGGCTATGGAAGACCTCGGCCCGCTCCCGAAGAAGCTCGGGCAGCGGTATTACAGGCCGCTGAATCTCGGTGTTGTCGGTGAAGAGGATAAGGCCGCGAAGGAAGCGAAGCCTTCGGCCGGCGCCGACCCCCAGGCCTCGCAGAATCCCCCGGTTGATCCGAACGCGGACCCGAATGGACAGCAGGACCCGAACGTAACGGATCAGGGGAAGAGCAATGACGCTAGTACGTCCAATTGAGGAAAGCGGGAATGACGTTCGGATAGAGCGTCGAGCGGTTCCTACCGAATTCGAGGTTCGTTCCGAGGGGAACACCTTCAACTTCTACGGCTACGCCCTTAAGTGGGATGCCAGAAGTCAGAACCTCGGCGGCTTTCGTGAGCGTGTTCAGGTGGGCGCCACCGCCGAGAGTATCGGCCGTGACGACATTCGGGCGCTCTTCAATCATGACCCGAACCTGATCCTCGGCCGGAACCGAAGCAACACGCTTCGACTTTCCGAGGATTCCGAGGGTCTTCATTACGAAGTCGACATGCCCGACACGACTTACGCGCGTGATCTGGCTACGGCCATGGAGCGGGGCGACGTTTCGCAAAGCTCTTTCGGCTTCAAGACGGCTGGCCCCGAGGGTGATTCCTGGGCTGAAGACGACGACGGCTTTCCGCTTCGCACCCTTCAGCGAATCGCCCTCTTTGATGTCTCGCCGGTGACTTACCCGGCGTACACCGATTCCACTTCCGGAGTCGGTTCCCGTGCTCTCGCTTCTCTCGCTGAGAAGCGCGGCATTTCAGTAGCGCGGCTGGATTCGCCCGAGGCGATCCGCGCCGCTATCCGAGGGGAAGACGCTCCGGCGCTAAGTAAAGCGCGGACTCCTTCTCTCGATCTGCGCGCCCGAGATCACGACTTCGTGACTCTCTCCCTTCGCGCAAAGCGGCTCTAGGTCGCCATTTTTTTGGCCCGAAACTAGTATTGGGAATAAACATGGATTTCGCTGCTCTGGCGAATGCCGCGCTCGAAGAGCGCATGAAGCTGGTTACCGAGCTTCGTTCCGTCGAGTCTGACGGCAACCTTTCCGACGCTGAGAAGCGTGAGCGTGTCGAGCGCATCGACCGTGACCTGATCCGGCTGGAGTCCGAGGCGCGCGACGCTATCGAGCGTGGCGAGCGTGAGGCCGAGGTTCGCGCCCTGGCCCAGCGCGCGGGCGGCCTGGTCCTGCCCGGCAACCCCGAGGGTCGTTCCGGCGAGATCGACGAGGCGGCCGAGCTTCGCGCCCTGGCGCGCGGTGAGCGTCCGGCCGTCGAGTTTGACCTTCGTACCGCGACCAGCGGCAGCGCTGCGAACGCGGGTAACACCTTCGCGACTTCCTTTGTCGCTCAGGTAATCGAGGCTATGCGGGTTCGCTCGCAGTTCTTCAGCATGGCGCGAACGCTTACCACTTCGAGCGGTGAGACGCTTCAGTACCCGGTGAAGACTGGCCGGCCTACTGCGGCCCAGGTCGCGGAAAACGTCGCGTACGGCAAGAGCGATGAGACCTGGTCGACCACGAACATCGGCGCCTATAAGTACGGCGTGATCGTCGAGGCGACTCAGGAAATCGTCGATGACTCGCAGCTCGACATTCTCGGCATTCTCGCCCAGGACGCGGGCGAGGCTGTCGCCGATAAGGTCATGACTGATCTTCTGATCGGTAACGGCACCGGTAAGCCGTGGGGCTGGGTCACCCGTTCTACGGGTGCCGTGAACGCCGCGAACCTTGCTGGTGTCACTGCGGATAACCTCATTGACCTTCAGCACTCGCTTCTTCAGCCGTACCGCCGTGGCGCGGCCTTCCTGACCTCGGATTCCGCGGTTGCTGCACTGCGGAAGCTGAAGGATTCCACCGGTCGTTACCTCTGGGAGCCTTCACTTCAGGCTGGTAAGCCGGACACCCTTCTCGGTACTCCGCTTATCACCGATCCGAACATTGTCACTTCCGGCGCTGGCGCGAAGATTCTCGCGTACGGCGACCCCTCGAAGTACCTGATTCGACAGGTTAAGAACCTGCGAGTTGTGCGCTCCGATGAGTACGGCTTTGACCGTGATGTGACTGCCTTCAAGATTACGTGGAGGGGTTCGGGCGACCTGTTCGATACCGCTTCCGTCAAGGCTCTGACCGTTACCGCGTAATGGTCCTCGGCTCGGCCCCTTCGGGGGCCGGGCCGGTCCTGTCTTGAAGGGGTATTCATGAAGGTTCGAATTCTTGAGAACGGGACCGGTCTTCTCGATGGAGTGCCGTTCCCGAATGTTGGCGATGTGGTCGAGCTTCCTTCGGGACTGGCCGTATCGCTTCTGAACGATAAGCGCGCTGAGATCGTGGCTGGCAAAGCCGCTGAATCGCGCGAGACGGCCGTTTCTACGGCCCCTGAGAAGCGGGGCCCTGGTAGGCCGCGCAAGACCGCGTAAGGGGGCACTGTGCGGTTTCTGAGCGGTAGGGCCGTCACTCTGTCGCACGTCTTCCTAGACGACGAGACACCTATGGTCGTCCCTTCCGTGTCGGTGACCGTGCGGGATGCCCTCGGGGCGACCGTTTACACGGGCAGCGCGACCAGCTCGGGAACGACGTGGACGGCCAGCCTTCCGGCAAAGCCGGAGGGCGTTTACACGGTGTCCTGGGTGGCCGGCACAACGGCCACGGATCAGGACCGGTTCGAGGTTGTCGGGGGGTTCCTGTTCACCCTGCCCGAAGCCCGCGGGTCCGACATGGACCTAGCGGACTCCACCCGCTTCCCTACGGCCGAACTGAAGCACTACCGCGAGGTAGTTGAAGACGAGTTCGAGACGATCACCGGGCGGAGCTTCACGCCCCGTACGGCGCGTGTCGAGGTCGAAGCGGACGACTCTTCGAGTCTCTTCCTGGGCTACTTCGACGTGACCGCCCTGGTGGCCGTTGACGGCCCCTCTGGGTCTGTCGACGTGACCGGATGGACCGTGGACGCTACGGGCTTCCTTCGGGCCCCCTATGACCTGGCAGACGGCGACCGGTACACGGTCACCTTCTCGTACGGCTTCGCCCAGGTGCCCGAGGACGCGAAGCGCGCGGGCCTGTTGAGGCTTCGTTCTCTGCTGACTGCCGAGAGAAGCGGTATCCCGGATCGGGCTACGGCCTTCGTTGCGGCCGAGGGCGGGAACTTCACTCTGGCCACCCCCGGACGGAACGGCTATGAGACTGGCATTCCCGAAGTCGACGCGACCTTGAAGCGGTACAAGTACGGGATCTTTTATGACGTGTTCGGGGTGGCTCGATGAGCACGAACGCGTTTGCCGTGAAGGGTGCCCTACGGGACATGATCAGGGCTCTTCCGGCCCTGGCCGGCTATCAAGTCACCTGGGGCTATCCGACCAGGAACCCCGAGCGCCGTTGGGTGTTCGTGGGTGAGGTCATGTGGCCCGATTCGCAATGGGTGACCAATCGAAGCCGTGAAGAGAACTTCGAGATCAGCGTGATTGTGAATGCGCAGATATCCGGAGCGACTTCGGAAGAGGTCGAGGCCGAGCTACAGCGCATGGCCGCAGGTATCGAGGACGGCATGAAGGCGTCCCCCAATCTCGGTATTCCGTCCGTCGTCGTGACGGACTTTGTTCCTAAGAAGCTTCAAAGCTTCCCCTCGGATCAGGTCTATGAAGGCCAGTTCGAGGCCGTTGTTCGTGTGAAGGCGAGGCTCTAGTGAAGACCGTTGCTTATGACGGGCCTTACGCGGCGGTTGAGGTTCCCTCGCTGGGTCTTACCGCCGTGAAGGGTGACCCGATCGAGGTTGCCGAGGACGTTGCCCAGGCTCTCATTCGCCAGGGTTGGCAGGAGATCAAGGCGAAGAAGGAGACGGCTAAGTAATGGCCACGATCTTTGATCAGTACATAGGTGTCATTGACGAGTCGGTTTACGGCACTGCCGTACTCCCGACTAAGTTCTATGAGTTCACCGACGAAGGCATTGAAGGCAAGTACGAGCGGATTGATTCCGAGGGTATCCGCGCCACTACTCGCGTTCTTCGAAGCGACCGGTTCGCGGTCAATCCGAAGGGGGCCGAGGGTGACGTAAAGATGGAAGTCCTGTCCTCGGGCTTCGACTTCTGGCTTAAGCATATGCTCGGGGGCCTTTCCTCGGGCGCCCCCTCGGGCGGTTTCATCATTCACACGGCAACCCTGGGCGACCTGAACGGCAAGAGCTTTACGGCCCAGGTGGGCCGAGTGGACAACACCGGAGCCCTTACCCCGTTCACGTACGAGGGTGGCAAGGTTAAGGAATGGGAGCTTACGAACGCCGTGGATGAGCTTCTGAAGCTCTCTGTGACGTGCGACTTCGCTAAGGAGACTATCGGGGCCGGCACCGGGGCCTATGTGGCGGCCACGCCGACTTATGTGGCTAACACGAAGCTCTTCAGCTTCGCTGGTGGCACGGTCACCGTGGGCGGTTCCGCATTCCAGATCAATGACTTCTCTCTGAAGGCCAGTAACGGCCTGAAGGATGACCGGTACTTCATCCGGAACACCGGCAAGAAGTCTGAGCCGCTGGAGTCCGACCTTCGCAAGTACGAGTGGTCGCTTAAGAGCGAGTTCGGCGGCACGACTCAGATCAACCGTGTCGCGTCCGCTATCGCGAGTGGTGCAGTCGCTGACATCACGGTTCTTTGGGATGGGCCGGATAACTCCCAGTTCAAGGTTCAGATGCCCTTCGCGCGCTTCGACGAAGGCCCGGTGTCCGTGGGCGGCATGGACGTTGTCTCTCAGGACCTTTCCGGTATCGCGCTTACGGACGGTACCGCGTCCCCGGTGACGATCACTTACAAGGCTCTCCAGTAAGCAAGGGCCCACTTTTTTTGGCCTGAACCTAGTATTTGGAATCTAGCATTGGGAGGGCTGGCCTATGCCCGTTCATGGTTATGCCGCGAACGTCGAGGGCCTAGGCCAGTTCACCCGTGCTCTCGCGCGAATCGGTGCCGATGGTTTGCGCGATGAGGTTAAGCAGGCCAACTACAACGTGGCCGACAAGCTCGCGGATGCAGCTAAGTCGAAGGCCGCGGGTTTGAGTCGCCAGCAAAGAGCGGCGGCTGAATCCCTTCGGGCCACCAAAACGCAGAACTACGCGGCTATTCGCCTCGGGTCCGCCCGTAAGCCGTACGCCCTGGGCGCCGAGTTCGGCGCGAAGAAGCGGACGCGAAGTGGCCGCGTTATCGCCGGTTTCCGCCCCTGGCGAGGAAACCAGTTCAGCGGTTGGGCCGGCGGGCCCGGTTACTTCCTTCACCCGGCAATCCGGGAGAAGGGCCCTGAACTCATCAACGAGTACATGCAGGCAATTGACCGCATTACGCAGGAGGCATTTCCAGAATGAGCACCCCCGAGACTGTCGCGCTTCGCATTGACCCGGACGTTCTGACGATCGGTGATCTCGAAGACTTTGAGGACGTTGTGGGCAAGCCGCTTTATGACGTCCTTCAGCCGAAGCCGGTTATCGACTCGGACGGGAAGAAGGTTCTCGACGAGAAGGGCCGTCCCGAACTTCAGACTCAGATTTCCACGAAGGCTCTGAAGGCTCTCATCTGGATTTCTCAGCGTGCCGAGAAGCCGGACTTCTCCCTTGAGGACGCGCGGAATGTGCGCGTTTCCGCCCTTGAGCTGGTCGGCGTGGACGACCAGGGAAACGAGGGCGGGCAGAGCGCCTGAAGGAACGGGCGGCGTTCTGCCATTTCTACCGCATGGCCCCCGGAGATGTCCGGCGCATGAGTGCGGCCGAGTACCGCGCTTTCTGCGACTACATGAACGAATTCAACGCTAACCGGGGGTCTTTCTAATGGCGGATCAGAGGACGCTTCGCGTCGTCGTCGTCGGAAATGCTTCCCAGGCTCAGAATGCCCTTCGAGAGCTCGGGAACGATGCCGAGCATTTGGAACAGCGAACGGGACGTTTCTCCGGTGCCCTGTCGGGCATGGGGGGCCGTCTCGCCGCTTTCGGCGCCACTGCTGCGGCGGGCCTCGGTGTTGCGGCCGGTGCTATTGGCGTTTCGGCTTTCAAGGCCGCGGCCGATGCCGAGACGATTCAGGTTGCCTTTAAGACCCTGACGGGCAGTTCCGATAAGGCTAAAACCCACATGGCGGACCTTCAGAAGTTCGCGGCTAACAGCCCGTTCGACTTCAAGGGTCTTGCCAGTGCGTCAGTGAAACTTCAGGGCGTCGGCGTCGCGGCGAAGGACGTAATCCCGCACCTAACGGCCTGGGGCAACGCGGCTTCCGCAATGGGTGTTTCGGGCGAGAGCTTCGAGAACGTTCTAGGGGCTCTGTCTCAGGCTCTCGGAAACGGCCGTCTCGGGCTCGAAGACTTCAACCAGATGGCAGACAACGGCCTTCCTGTCATCGGGCTTCTCGCGGAAGCTATGGGCGTTTCCCAGGGCAAGGTTCGAGAGCTGGCCACGGCCGGCAAGTTGGCGACCGACAAGGTCATGCCGCTTCTCGAAGGCGTCATGAACAAAAAGTTCGGCACGGCTATGGCCGATCAGTCGAAGACTGCGAATGGCCAACTGTCTTCGCTTGCCGATAACTGGGACCAGCTTCTCACGAAGATTGGCACCCCGCTTCTTCCAATTGGTAAGGCCGCTATCGGCGGCCTGTCCACGCTGATTTCGAACCTGGGTAAGTACATGGCCCCGGTAGCGGGGATCTTCGACAAGGTGAAGCCCGCACTGAAGGGGGCTTTCAGCGGTGCCGGTGGCCTGTTTAAACCGATCCTCTCCGAGGTCGGGAAGCTGAAGCCGAGCTTCGATAAGGCGGTTTCCTCGGTCGGCCCTGTCCTGGCGAAGATCGGTCAGGTTCTACAGACTTCGGTGATCCCGTTCTTCCGGGACCTGATAGCGGCGGCCCTGCCTGTCTGGAGGACCATTGCCCAGGTAGTCATGGGCACCGTGATTCCGGCCCTTATGGGCCTGGTGCAGACCGTTCTACCGTACTTCCAGCAATTCGTTAACTTCCTGCGGACTCAGATCGTGCCCGTTCTGATGGGCATGTGGCAGCAGGCGCAGCCTGTGATTGTGCAGTTCGGTAACACCCTGAAGACCGTGTTTCAGGCTATCGGTGTCGCGGTTCAGGTCCTCGCCCCGATCCTGCAATTCCTCTGGAAGTTCCTCGGCCCCATTGTGATCTCGACCCTTCAGGGTCTCTGGTCCGGAGTTGTCGGCGTGATCAAGGGCACCCTGAACATCATTCAGGGTATCGCGAACGTCTTCATTGGCATCTTCACGGGCAACTGGTCGAAGGCTTGGAACGGCATCAAGCAAATCTTCCTGGGTGTCTGGCAATTCATTGTCGGCGCCTTCAAGATTTACATTTACGGCTCGATTTACGGCGTCATGCGCGGCGGTATTGCGAAGGTCGCGATGATGTGGCGCGGTGGCTGGGCCGGTATCCGGGCCGTCTTCATGAACGTCTGGAACTTCATTAAGGGGCTCTTCTCCGGGAACATGGGGCGGATTGGAAGCCTGGCTTCTAGCGGCATTGCCCGGGTGAAGACGTTTTTCTCTGGTGGCTTCCGTGCCATCTATGACGCGGTGAAGTCGAAGATGTCTTCTGTCGTGACCACCGTGAAGGAGATACCGGGGAAGATCAAGAGTGTTCTTTCCGGGCTTCCTGGTCAGTTGAAGACTATCGGCAAGAACATCATTCAGGGTCTCGTCAACGGCATTAAGGGTTCCCTCGGTGCTGTGATGGGGGCCGCGAAGTCGATTATCGACAAGATCCCCGGCCCGATTAAGAAGGCTCTTGGAATTCACTCCCCTTCTAGGGTCATGGCCCAGATTGGTAAGTGGATCACCGAGGGTCTCGTTAAGGGCATGCTCGGGGGCTCGAAGAAGGTTCAGGCCACTTCGGAGAAGCTTCAAGATCTGATCACGAAGGCATTCAAGGCTAAGAAGATCAGCAAGGGTAAGGCTGACCAGCTTCACAAGTATGTCTCTCAGCAGAACAAGAAACTGAAGAACCTTGCCAAGGATCGGGAGGCCATTCAGAAGCGGCTTGCCGCGCTGAACGCGAAGCTTACCGACCTGAAGAAGGCAAAAGCCGATATGGCTTCTTCGGTGTCCTCGAAGGCGAAGGACTACGGCTCTTTCCTGGGAGCCTTCGACTCTTCGCAGTACGGGGACAACTCGGCCAACGCGATCATCGGTCGCCTGAAGGCGAAGCTTAAGGGCATCGTCGACTTCCGGAAGAACCTTGCCACCCTCGCGAAGCGCGGGCTCGGTAAGGGCATCATTGCGGAACTCGCCCAGGCCGGCCCCGAAGAGGGCGGCCAGATGGCCCAGGCCCTTCTTAACGCTGGTGGCGGCCAGATCAAGGAAATCAACAGCACGTATGCGGCTATCGGTTCCCAGTCTGACGCTCTCGGCAAGCAAGTGTCGAGCCAGTACTACGACGCGGGCATTATGGCGACCCAGGGCCTTATCAAGGGCCTGAAGGCGAAGGACTCGGCCCTTAAGAAGGCCATTGAGTCCATGGCCGAGACGATGGTGAAGACCCTTCGGAAGAAGCTCGGGATTAAGTCCCCTTCGAGGGTGTTCCGTCGAGACGGAAACTTCACCGGTGAGGGCTTCGCCCTCGGCGTCGAGGACCAGCAGGGGGCCGTACAGGACGCGGTTAACGCGTTGGCCGGCACTCGCCCCACGGGGCGGCTTGCTAACAGGTCTATAGCCCGTGAGACGGCGCTTCAAGGGGCTTATGCGGCCCAGAGTGCCCCGGTGGTTCACGTAACCGTTCAGGGCAATGTCACGGCCGAGAAGGCCCTAGCGAAGAGCATCGCTACAACCATTCGAGACGAGATCGTTCGCAACGGAAAGCGCAACGGGGGAAGGACGGGACTCTAGGCATGGTTTCTATCCCGAAGGTCACCGTCGAAGTAGCCTTTGACGGTGGCCCCTTCTCCTCGTCGTATTCGTGGACCGACATTAGCGATTACGTCGAAGGGTTTCAGGTTCGGCGCGGCCGGAACAATGAACTGGACCGTATCGAGTCGGGAACCCTTTCCCTGAAGCTCGACAACTCTGATGGGCGTTTCACGCCCGGTAAGCAGAAGGCCGGGGGGAACATCCTCACCGGTTATTCCGGTCAATACATCTGGGATCTCAACGGCCGTGCCGATGGCACGGTTATGAGTACGATCAACATCGGCACGGTGGACGACGACCAGAAGACGCGGGTTATGTCCCGGACCGTTTACACGTCCGGGGCGCCCGTGGCCTGTTACTTCGCGGTGAAGTGGCTCGACGCTGGTGGGGCAATCCTCCGCTTCGCGATCGGTACCCGCTTCGTGGCGGACGATTCTCCGGCCGTTTACACGCACGAAGAGGCTCCCCCCGCTGGTGTGGCTACGGCCGTTCTGTACATCTACGCGGACACCTATCCCCAGGGAAACACCGGTCTTACCGCGTACGGCGAAAAGGCCGAGTGGTATAAGACTCAACCATATTGGCCGAACGTCGTTCCTCGGCGACGCGTGCGCGTCCGTACCGCGAACCTTCTACAGAAGGACGTTTCTACGGGCGGCGACATTACGCGCACCTCGGGCCAGTTCTCGACTTCGCACAGCACCGGAACCACGAACTCTTACGCCGGGATACCGAAGAGCGGGGCCGGTTCAGTCCGTGTCGACTTCGGCGCCAACGGAACGGCAGACTGGGCTAGCTCGGTCTACTGCGGGTTCTCCTCGGGCGGTAAGCCGGTCGGTCTGGCGAAGGTCGTGGGCGGCTCAACTTACGTCGCATCGGGGCAGATTCGCCTAGGGGCGAGTGCCCCCGCAACGAAGATCAGGGCGCGCATGCGCTGGTACAAGCCTGACGGCACGTTCA